TTAACGTCTGCGCCGCTCGGGTTTCTTCCACTGATAGGATGGGGCCTCCATGCGCTGGCGATGTCGCTGTTTAGCTGCCAGCACCGAAGCTGTTTTAATGCGAATTAGCAATCTATCCTGCCCGTTAAGCTCATGTCCCAACTGGCGAGACATTTCGTCGATCACTGCCTCAATTTTCTTCTGCTTGAGCATATTTAAATCCCGATGAAGTCGGCAAGTCGCTGCTTATGGCTGTCGCTCATATCAAATGCAAAATCCTCGTGCTCAGCCTGGAAGGTTCCGAACGCCATCAGCGCAGATACCGCCGGGTCTATCTTGTTTGAGGATTTCTTCTTGTTGGGCTTGATGTTTGCGTTGGCGTCAGACTCCATCACCACGTTACCTACTGCCCAGGACAGAACAGGATCGCCGCGGTGGCGCACCACCTTGCGGTTAACGAACACCTCAAAGGACTTCGCTACCGGACTGAACTTGAGATAGGTTTGCGGGAACGGCTCAACATCAAGTCCTGCCCCCTGCAGCTGGGTACGCAGATGCGTGGCGTTCCACGTATCGAAGCCCACCAGCCGGATATTGAAGGTTTCAGCATCGCGCAGGATATCGTCACGAATGCGGTCATAGTCGATACAGTCGCCGGGTGTGGTGCGTATCCAGCCCGCTTTCACCCACTGGCGGTAGATGGCGCGGTTTTTGTTGGCGACGTTAAGCAGCTGCGCTTCCGGTAGATAGTGGCGGGTCAGCAGGCGAATTTCTCTGTCGAACGGGAAAGCGTAGCTCACGCTGGTAATATCGCTGGTTGATGACAGGTCAAACCCGGCGTAGCACTCCATTCCGGCCAGTTCTTCTTCGGTGTATTCATCCTTGCAGGCATCCCATGCCCCGGCACCCATCCACGGCGTGGAGCCCTGGCACCAGATATTGAAACGCTTGGTCAGCATTTCCACCCACTGCGATGGTATGCCCCGCGCTTTCTGGATAGTGGATTCCAGTTTCGCCGCGTCAACGGAAACATTCAGATTAGGGTTAGCCTTTATCCAAGCCTCCGGCTGATCAACCTCGCTTTCATCGTCCAGCTCATAGATGAGAACGAACAGCGAATCGTTAACATCCTCCCCGGATAGAATCTGGCAGCAGTAGTCATAATGCTGCTTACAGGCAGAGACAACGTTACTCCCGGCGGTAGTGATGGCGAACAAAATCGCTTCAGGTCGTGCGCCCATACCCAGCTCAAGGGCGGAGTAAACGCCGTTATCTGGGTGGAGGTGGTACTCATCGACAATCGCCAGGCTGGGATTAGTCCCTTCGATGGTGGCCGCCTTCGCCGCCAGCGGCTTTAACAGGCTGTTGCTCTTTGGGTAAATGACCTTGTGCGCCTGAATATTGACACGCTTCTTCAGCGGTTTTGACAGCAGGCACATCTGGCGGGCATCGTCGAACACGATTCTGGCCTGATCCCGACTCACCGCCGCCGTGTAAATATCCTGCTGGCCCTTCTCCATTACCAGAAACCAGTTAGCCAGCATGGCGGCCACGGTAGATTTGGCGTTCTTTCGCGGCACCTCGATAAAGGCACTGCTGTACTTCCGGCGGCCTGATTCCCTGACTTTAAAGCCCAGCAGATTAGCAAAGGCGAACTGCTGCCACGGCTCCAGCTCGATTGACTGACCCCGTAGCGGGCCCTTGACGTGCGGGCAGAGCCGGGAGAACGCGATAAACCGCTCTACGGTCGCCGTATCGAACTCATAACGGGGGTCATTCAGGTCTGAAAAGTACCTTTCCACGGCCTGTTTTACGCGCTTACAGGCCGGAATTTCACCCGTTTTTATCGCATTTGCGTAATCATCCCAGACGGTCAAGCTCGTCCTCCTCTTCCGTTTCTACCGGATTACGGCGGCGGCTTACCGGATCAAATCCCAGCAGCGACGACATTTTAATCATGATTTTTTCAGCGTCAGCCTTTGCACTCAGCGCCGGGTTTCTGCTCTCGCCGCCCTGGCTGTTCACAATACTGAATCCCCGCGTGGCAAGGTCTTCCACTGATTTGCGGTACATCGAATAGTTGACGCAAAAAAGCTCCAGGTGATTCCAGTCGGCAGGCGTCAGATCACCGCGCTCCGCCAACTGCTTCGCTTTTGCTTTCCACTGCTGCGCCGCAATTTCATCAAGGTAAGCGGGCGGTTTTGGTGGTCTTGCCATAACTTACTGTTTTCCTGTTCGTTTTATTTTCAAAAAAAATGCCGTGCGTAAAAATATGAGGAGGGGGGCGGTGCCTGGCACCTTGAGTTTTGTCCTGAAAACCTCCCCCACCCCGTCCATGCGGCCTGTCAGCGGTTGCGGAAGCATTCCCGCAGCTCCCGGTCACGCTCACTCACGCGCTTCACTGGCTGGCGCTCAGTGCGTCTGTCTCGGCCCTGCATGAAACCATCACGGCAGCGCATCAATGATCGGTACAGATTCACCACGTCTTTCTCATTCATTGCTGGCCTCATACATCCAGTCATTGCGATGGGCCGCGCGTTCTTCCTGCTCCCGGTACAGCCCTGCTTTGCGCTTCGCTTTGGTGCCGGGGTCTTGTTGCGTGGTCTTCTGGTTGTGGTGGGACTGGCATAACGGCTGGTGATTCCACTCAGGCCAGAACAGAACATCATCGCCGCCGTCGATAGGGATGATGTGATCGACAACCTTTGCAGGAACGTAGAGGCCCAGCTTCTGGCACTCGACACACAGGGGGTGACGTTTCAGATACTGAGCACGGTACTTCTCCCATGATGCTGAGTAACCACGGGCGCGACGGTGGCCGCGTCTGGAATCCTCTGCCCGCCAGGCTTCCCGCTTGTGCTCGTCGCACTTACCGGACTTCACCCGCTTATTACATCCCGGCTCAGTGCACCGGCGCATTGGTTGCCACGGCATCAGTACACCCCCACGTCACGGTAGACAGACCACAGCGCGGAGATAGCAAGGGGAACCTCTTTCGCCTCTACGTCACTGACCATCGTGCGGTATTCGTACAGCTGGGAGATATACATCAGACAGCCAATTTTGATGGCCGGGGTAAACTCCAGCCCATCATCAAACCGTTTACCAATATGCTTCTGGCAGACTTCCAGTGCCGCGTCGATATACGCCTGAATCATTGAGTCTTCGTAGATGTCATCGTTATCAATGCGGCAGTGAAGTTTCGCTTCAGCAAGCGCTATACGTTCAGCCATTGGTAAGCCCTCCGGTGCACATAATTTCGAGGCGGGTACGATCCGAATCCGGCAGAACTGCCTTGATGTCATAGATGGTCGTAGGCATCCCGGATTCAGTACAGGTCAGACGGTTTTTTGTGGTGATCCCTTTGCGGTAGCGGATCCAGACTCTGACCGTTATTTCTGATTGTTCGGCCTGAGCCGCGACCAGCTCACGGCCACTGAGACTGGCTATTTCCCCCCAGATGGTAACGTCATCAACCCACTCTTTAACCACGGCCCCGGTAGCCGGGTCACGATGGCTTACAAACTTCTGGATAGTGATTCGTCTCTTCATCTTCCCAACCCTCACTCGTCGCCTTCCTTAGCGTCTTTGCTTACCTTGACCTCCTGCTTCCACGCCTGGCTGAACTCGTCGCCACCTTCACGCGGCGGCATCCCTTCGCGCTCGCGGGCTTCGTTCGGGTTCATGATCCCGTTCTTGATACCGCGCTCATAAGTTGTGTAACGCTCGGTTGGTGTGGCACGAAGAAGATCGGCAGAGTCGAACTCAACCTGATAACGGATGCCTGGTGCAGGTGATGCCACCAGCAGCGCAGATTTGATCTGCTGCTCGAAGTTCGCCAGCCATGGGCGCATTGTCATGGTGAGAAAGGCGCGGCTTGCCTCGCTGAAGTTGCTGTAGGTGCTGTTGCTGTATTCCTGCAGGAAGATAGGCGACACGTTGAACATGCGGGCAATGTCTTCAATGGTGAACCGGCGGGAGGCAAGCCACTCGGCATCCTGATTGCTCATGCCCAGCTGCTTATAGTCCATGCCACCTTCAAGGATCGGTGTTTTCCCGGCGTTTCTGGCACCTTTGTAACGCTCCAGCGCGTCCAGCGCCTGTTTGCCCTTCACGCTATCGAGCCAGTCAGCTGTAGTAACCACGCCCGCCGCCATCATGCCGTCTTTCATGATGCTGGCACCGTGTCGCTGCTGAGCCAGACCTAATCCCAGCGCCTCGCGGCAGATGGTGATCGGAGATCGCCCCAAAAAACCATCGTCGGTGGCGTAACGCAGATGCAGGATCTCTTCCTGCAGGTAGGTGCGCACTGCCCCGGTAAATGGCTCAGTAACGGTGTATTTGTACCGGTGCTCTCCGATACGCTCAGGAACAACCGCCCCCGGCGCATACGGGTGTAGGGATTGCGGCTGACCGTCGCGGCCCCACTGGATCACCGCATAAGCATTACCGTTAAGCAGACAGTGACGCATCATTGTGCGCTTAAACTGGTAAGGCGTCTGGCAGTCATTCGGCTGCTCGTTCAGCAGAAAATCCACCGGGTGATTGCTCAGCCACTCCCGCGCTTCCCGACCGTTATCGTTGCGCACGCGATAGAGATAACAGGGCATGGTCGCCACCGCCTCACTGATAACTGATACGGCGTTCATGACCGCCGGCAGAGATTCCGCAGTACCGGCAGACACATATTCACCTGACCCGGTATTTGGAATCCCTGCCATCGCCAGAAACTCATCAATGGTCATGCTGCGCTGCTCAGAGGGTTCAGACTTGCGGCCAAACGGCCAGATATTCCACATATCAAAGCCCCGCTAATTCAGCCCAGCGGCGGCGGTTATCGCCAGCGCGGCGCAGTTCAGGATGTTGGAAGAAAAGCGAGCGGTGCGCAATTTCCACGCCAGACTCAGGGTAAGCAGGCATAGAGGTAACGGTAACTTCCCGTAGTTCGGCGGCGATCACGGTGCGCAGGTAAGGAGACTGGGCGATATCCCACGCATCCTTCAGCGCCCGAAAACCAAAGCTCATGCCGGAAATATCACCGCGCTCCACCAGCTCCAGCACATCATTACCAAGCTGGGTGTTTGGCGGAGTCAGCTCAAAGCGCAGCCCGGTATCATCTTCTGACAGTACCAGCGTGCCGGATTTGGTACGCCCCAGTAGCTGGGTATAGTTGTGCTCGTACAGCGCCCGCACATCGCTACCGGATGCCAGGCTGTCTTTGAACGCCCCCGGTGCGAACTGCTCGCGGAACTCATCCCAGATCACTTCTGAAAGGCTGTTCCAGCGCACGGCATACCCCACCAGCTTTTTGTTGCTGGCGCTCAGTTCGGAGGTGCGGATTTCAAAATCATTATTTTTCATTGGAGGACTCCACAGAGGGAAGAAAGGGGCCGAAGCCCCTTAAACGTCAGATCAGGAACCGGAGCCGGAAAGCTCAAGTACCTTGATGGCGTTGGAGTCCACCACGCCGCCGCCCAGGTATTTATCGGTATGCACTTTGTAGAAACCCGGTTCAGTGATGTTGTCGGGGCGGGTACGCACGCCGGTAGTGTGATCCACGATGAAGTAACCGCGCTTGAAGTCGCCCACCGCCAGGAACGCTTCACCCGCAGCCGCATCAGGCATGGTTTCCAGATACTGAACCGGACGGCCCAGCAGGGTATCAGGTGAGTCAGCGACAAGACGATCGCGCCAGATATAATCCCCGTTGCCGTTTTTCAGCTTTTGCAGCGTGGCGGCGGTATTGGAGTTCATCACCCATACGGCATTTTTGCGGTATTTGGCTTTCAGCTTATACAGCAGATCGATCAGGTCATCAGAGGAAACGGCAGCGGCTTCCATCTTCTCCAGCGTTCCGAACGGACGGGTTTTATCGCTGGTGGCCGCACGCGGATAGGACAGGAACCCTTTGGATTTTTTATCACCGTCGCCGTTCACAAAGTCGGTTTCTTCGGTAGCAGTGAAGGTGTCGGTGATTTCGGACGACAGCCAGCCAAGAATATCAACTTCGGAGAAGTCGAGAATCTCCTGAGTGGTTTTCGGGTAGGCGTAGATCGGGTTGAGTTTGATATCAACGCGCTCCATCTTCGGTGTGCTGGTTTCGGTACGTGCCTCACCTTCGGTACCGCGATTAACGGTAGTGCCGCCCACAGATACCAGCTTCTGGTATTCGTTGGTTTTGGTGGTCTTCACCGTGGCGATGGAGCGCATAACGCTATCATCCTGCAACTGGCGCATTATCTCTTTGTCCAACTCAGGGATAACGGTATAGCCGCCGTCAGCCTGCACCAACGTGGAGAGAGAGCGGGTATCACCGGTCATGATGTAGTGGCGCAGCTCATCGTTGCTTACACCTTTACCTTCAACAGAAGTGCCAAGCAAATTACGCTGATCGTCGGCGATGGCCTCAAGGCGGGTAATTTCAACTTCAAGCGCATCAGACTGGGCGCGGAGTTCATCGAACTGCTTGCCCTCTTCATCGTTCAGACTTCGCTTTTCGCTGTCAGCTTTTTCCAGCATGGAACGCATCTGGGTTTTGAGTGCGGCTTTCTGCTGGCGTAATTCAAGTAATTTCTTCATGGAGTGGTTTCCGTAACAATTAACGTTGAGACGTGAAACCAGCGCTTGGAGGGATGTCCACCTGGAAAGGAAACCGTCGCAGAACGGGAGAAAACCAGGTGGACAGTGGCGGCTCACGTCTGAGTGCCACTCTTTAAGATATACATAACAATCAATGAGTAAACACCTGTTTGTTGTCACAAACATCTGTGAAAACATGAGAACAAATAATTTACAAAGTCTCGTTTTGGCTATATAAAATGAGTAACAAGGCCACTCAAGGATGCAGACGTGAATAATCTCATAACATTCATTATTACCATTGCTGGGGCGGTAGTGGGCGGGGCAATTGCTGGGTATTACTCTTTCAAAGCAACAAAAGAAGCTCATGAAAACCAGAAGAGAATTGCAGATGAAAACGAAAAAAACATAATAACTAGCCTGCTACAATCAATTCATGATGAAATTGAGACGATTTTTGATAATTATCATGAAAACATGGGGGTAAGATTAGAATCTTTAGAGGATAACACTCCATTACTTTTTTATTATCCGCTCGTAAGCGATTTCTTCACTATTTATAATGGTAATGCGTTTCTTCTTGGCAGAATAAAAGACAATGATCTAAGAAAAAGCATTATTAAAACGTATACTCTTGCAAAGGGATTAATTGACTCATATAGAATGAATAATGATCTACTGCAAAAATATGAACATTGGGAAGGGATATACGCTGAAACTCAACTACAAATACATAAGGACAAAGCAATTGCACAATATGGTTCACTCATAGCATATGCAAAAGTATTAAAATCACAGCATATCAATCTTAAAGAAAATGTTAAAAACACAGTAAGAATTCTTATAAAGAATGGTGTGTTAAACGAAGTAAAATAAGAAAGGAAACTTTTATGGATTTCGATTTTAATGAAATGGCATACCCCGATATCTTTTTAATTTCTGGTAAAGAATTTAAAGGAAGCCGCAATACAGATAAAAATCAAGTTAATATCCCATATACAGATCTTCCGCAAATTGAATTAGGTGATATTTTAACTCAAAAAATTGGAGGTAGTGAATTAAGACTTAAAGTAGTCGATATTAAAATTTTAAAAAATGGAACTCTAAACGCAGGTACAACACATCCCCATATGCTTACGTTATCAATAGAGAATCTTTCTTCCGATGAACACAGGACAGCAAAGAACATGAATACTTTTAATATTGGCTCCGTCAGTGGTGAGCAAGTTCAAATAGGTGAAAGTAATCATATGCTGGTGAATATCAGTATTACTGAACTTGTCGAGAAAGTGGCTAAATCTGGCGATCCACAGGCTAAATCAGTGTTGAAACAATTACTGGAAAATAGCACCGTTGCCAGTATCGTTGGAGCTGGTATTTCCACGCTGTTAGGTTTGCTTTAAAAAATGGCCTGGGAAAACCAGGCCTTTTGCACACCTGATACAATGATTACTCTTTATCCAGCCCCCAATGATAAAAAGCCCAGCTCGCCGTTGATTGTGCGCTATGGATAGCGTTCTCAAGGCCAGAGGTTGGGTACGATAAATCAGCCGCCATCCTCTGAAGAAGATCGAGATAAGCGCTGGCGTCTTTCGATAACTCTTGCCCACCTTCTTCCAGCCCAGACTGGTACGATTCCAGATCAAGCTTTTCAGAAGTGACAAAAGCACTCAGAGCCAGAAAGTCCGTCACTGTAATCTCATCTTTATTTGAAAGCTCATCAACGGCGCTATAGAGAAATTTGAGATCGCTCATAATGCCGTTGTCTTTGCCAATTAGTTTCATTATTTACCTCATTATTTTATCGTGCAAACAACCAAATTATTAATTCTATTTACGCCACCTTCCTCAAGCCATTTCATTACTGCTTTACGGCTGTAGCGTGAGGGATGGGTGAGTACTGGATTGGGAAATCCATGATCTTTGCGTAATCGCCACACGGCTGTTTTCTTCTTGTCCAGCAGTGTGAACAGTTCAGACTCGTCCATAAAATCACTAACGTTCATAATTACCCTCCATCAATTATTTTTTTATTCTGCTATAAAATTTAAAAATATGCGTATAAGTGTTCACCTGTTCACCATTGCTAATTTATTCAGCAAATTCATACGGTTAAGTGGCGTATACTTCTCTTTCAAGTATTCACTAGTGTTCACCCTACCCTTCACCCTTTAGGGCAAAAAACAACCAAAAGGTGAACAGATGAATACTTTGGTGAATACTTTATAAATAAGTGTTCACCCATTAACACCATGTAATAAATGAGTTTTTTAACATGGTGAATACTGGTGAACACTTTATCTATAACTTTACTCTACCCCTCCATTTTCTGAGGTAGCTGCACATGATGGCATCCACTCCCCTGAATCATCGTGTAGGGTGACGTTGGAGCGTATGCCGTGTTTGGTCTTGCGCTTGTGGTACTCCTTGCCGTACTCAGACATTGCACCAGGCATATCAGTACCGAACCTCATAAGCGATACCGGCTTACTCAGACCATTGGCCCGCATGTATGCAAGATAGGCGTGGTACAGGTACTTTCGCGGGCTGAACGGCACGATCTCCGCATTGCCGATAAACATTCCGTCACACGCTACCGATGCCATCAGATAGCCGCAGAAGTCCACCAGCGAATCACCTTCCCGCTTGATAGCCAGCGCCTCTTCTGACTTCTGCTGTTCGTGCAGCTGTCGTTTGGCTTCGTCCTGCTTGGTAAAGCGGGTCAGCAGATGACGAATGATTACGGCCAGCTCACCCTCGATCTTTTCAGCCAGCATCGTATCTCGCTCGTTTTCCGGCACTACCTCCGTAAAGTTGAATATCACCCGTCGGCGCGATATACCTCCGCTACGGTCGCTGAAGGTCATAGCGTTGTTGTTGACGGCCAGCACCACCGCAGGGATTCGGGTTGAGTACGGTGCTTTGTGCTTCGGATCGATAGACACCTTATCACCGCCGGTAATCGCCTTAATCCCGGCGCCGTCGCCAGCATAGCGGGTCATATCCGGCATGATGATCAGTGAGTAGCCGACCACCAGCGCCCTATCCCTCGCATCCTCCAGCGCTTTCATACTGGCCGATACTGTATTGGCCTTGCCCGCCAGCATCGTGCATATCTCCGCCATCACACTTTTACCGCTGCCGCCTGGGCCTGTAACCTCAAGGAACAGCTGCCAGTCGTACCGGTTCGCCAGCACCATGAATAGTGCCGCCAGAACACGATCAGTCTTGAGGTCATTATTGGCTACTGATCGGCGTAGCCACTTCCAGAAGTTCGGCGCATGGCTGGCCAGCGTCTCCCCCTCCGCCGGTGGACTAAAAGGCAGCTCGCTAGCAATCAGCAGCCAGTCGGTTTTACTGTGCTCCCTGAATTGCCCCGTCCGTGTATCAAATACGCCGTTGCTGAAGCCAATGAGATTGCGGGCCGTTACTCCCATCACTGGCAAGCTCAGTTTCATGGTTTCCACTGCTGACTTGACCGCATTCTGTGAATAGGCCACATCTGCATCGATGTAAATCTGCGCCATTTCGCGTTGCAGCTCTTTATCCGGGAGCGGATTCCAGATCACCCCGTTGTAGTGGTGAACCATGTCCGAGTCTGCGTGAATAGCCAGATCACCATCGAAATGCGCCAACAGTACCTCGCCCCGTTGGCTTGCCCCCATCTGATTGAGTGCAGGGCTTACCTCTACATGTACCGGTTCCCTCCGAACTACTGGCAGTTGCAGGACGATTCTTTCCTCATCCTCCGGTTGCTCACGTAGCCGTTTCAGGTAGTCGTGCCAGTCCTCCGGCTCACGGTCTGGAATCCCCTTATAGAGTTTGGCATCCTCTACCCCGGCGCTTGCCAGCTTGGCACCAATGGCGTTAATCATCAGTTGCTCGATACTGCCAGCCAGGTAAACCCGCGCTACCTTTCGGCCATCATCAACAATGCGCAGGTTGTCCAGTTCCTCCAGTTGCTTTGGGCCCAGATAAACCGGAGGCGTGGTATCACCGGCTACCTGTTTACCCATTCCTTCTTCCCAACCTTTGGCATGGCTCCAGGCGTCCGCACCGGCAAAGATAATCGCCTCAGTAAATTTGTCCTTTGGTAAAGCCTTTACATTCGGTGCATTTTTCACTGAACACCATCCTTACGTTGCTTAAGAACGTAATCTGCCGTTGCGCTATTCTGTTCCAGCGCCTGCGCCATTCGCGGTAAGTGCCGTAGGGTATACCCTAATAACTCAAGATCACGCCTGGCATCCTCGTTACTGTATTCTTCAGACATAGAAATATTAAGAGTGAGGTTGCCGATCAGGGTCAACGTGCTGGTAATCGCAAAAACAGCGTCACCACAAGCATTACGACATTCCACCAGCGAATCCGCCGAATAGTTTTCAAAATCCGGGTTGACTTTGACAAGTTGATGATAGATATCACGCATGATGCACCTCGCTGGCAGCTTTCAACTCACGAATACGGATCAGAACTTTATCCACGAGGGCCACCGCTATATCGTGCTCAGTCTCGTTATCATCGTCCATGTACAGCGATGCGGATAACAACGTTTCCATAGTACGAAGCTCGTCTTCAATATCGATTTCTGACCATTTGAGATTAAGCATGTCGTACCTCCTGAGCAGCAGCGCTATCGAACTCCCATCCACGTCGTGTGGTGTAATCGAAGAAAGCAACACGGCAAGGAGGCTCTGCACGGATTTTGGCGGCAAAGACCATATCCCATCCGGGAAAGGCGGCGCGGGCAGTCGCTTCAGTGTCAGCATCAAAACGCAGAACCACCGGCGAACAATCGGGATAGCCCTTAGGGGTTGCCAGAAAGAGCCATGTAAATTTGGGGTGAGTTTGGGTATGCTGTAATTCAGCCATAACTGTTACCTCGATTAACTGTTTGGTTAGACGCCCCGGCAGTGTTCCCGCACTCCGGGGCGTTGCTATTTGCAACACATGTATGTAATGTGTCATTACACATAAACACATTACATCGGGTGTAATTGACGTGTCAACACACAAAAACGAGAGACGTGGTAACCCACCATTCCAGTTCAGGCTAGATCCTGAGTTACGTGAGCTAATGGAACAGGCCCAACAGCAAGATGGTGATGAATCTCTGGCAGCATGGATTAAGCGAATAATCCGCAAAGAGTTGCAGCAGCGTGGTATTGAACCAAAGGGTTGATCTGACTTGTCCGGGGTATGCGCCATCGGCGGACACCCCTTAGAGAGTTGCAAATCAGCAACTCCAGAGTTAGCCAGAACGCAGCGCAATATTACGCTCTGCTTTGAAATCATCAGGTTGTGGTTTAATCGCTCTATTGGAGTACACCCTTCCGCCAGATCTGGCTTAAGGAATAGAGCGCTGTTTAACTGCGCCATTGGCGCGGTTCCCGTAATCACAGGAGCGCTCATTCTTTGACCACCAGCATTAACCCTGGTATGCTTAATCTGTTTCGGTTTTTCGTAGTGACATTGGCAGCTCTGCAAAGCTGCCTTTGTTTTATTCAGCGTCAGCATTCGGCACCTCCGGCAATACACCACCAGCGATCAGTCTTTTCGTTAACCACTGCTCACCCTTCCCCGTCAGCATCGTTGTGAATGAGGCTCTTACCTCGCCATTCGTTTCATACGTTCCCTGGCGAACGGCAAAATAACCGCTATCGATATAACGCTGCATAGGCAGGTTGTGGCGCTGGCCACCATTGATGAGAATCCCCTGTTGCCTCATCCAGCCGAATAATTTGATGGGGCCAAGCCCTACGGCTTTGGCATAGTTTGGAATGGAAATCCCCTTACTGATCTCCGCCACGCGATCAGCGAAATCAACTTTTGGCGCAGCGGCCACCAGCCGGTTTTCAAGTTCGCTTGCCTTTTCGGCCAGATCAGCAGCAAGGCGCAGGGCTTCCGGTAACGTCTGGGGGATATTAGCGGCGGCTTTTGCCTGGCGTTCGCAGTTGATGAAGTAGCGGCGCACCTCCCGCCCTTTTTCGTTGCGCTCAACCATTGCCAGCTCTTTACCCATGTCGATGGTGATCAGGTAATCATGTGCAATTTGTTGGCGATATTTTGCGCTCCCCGAAACGGGGGCGCTCAAATTTTCAACCACCGTAAAATCTACACCAGCAGTAAAACCATACTGGCTGATACGCCCCTTAATCCATGTGGTGAAATCACGCCCAACGCCGAGAAACTCATGGAGTTTTTTTGCACTGACCAGCGATACCGTCACGCCGCCAATATTTCCGGGGTTAACCGGAACCAACTCATTTAATTTTTGCATAGCGCCCCCCTTACGCGGATTTACGGTTGTAAGGGGTGTTGACGTTCTCAACAGCAGGTGGATTGCGAACCCACCAAAGAACATCTGACAGAAGCCATGCGCAACTATTACGGCCAAAGTGGCAGCGTGGCGGGAATTTACCTTCGTTCTCCATATACCAGCGGGTGGAACGGGAAAGACTGGTTATTTCGAAGCATTCACTTTCACGAATACGGCGATCAAACTTAATCCCATATTCTGTGAGAATGGTGCGGCGTTGTTCTGGTGTTGGCGGGGTAAAACGAGTATTTGACATGCTTCCTCCACTTAACGCAATCAGAAGGAGCCTTTCCTGTCTGTTCTTGCGTTGTGGGGGAAGTATTTGTCTAAAGTAAATTAATAAAAATGGCTTCTAAAATTTAAAAAGGCGTGTTTAATTCTAAAAAGGGTAATCTAATGATTAGAACACCCTTTCTAACGTTTAGAAGCTCCTACAATTAAAACTTAAAGTGCCTACTAATGTATGAGGTAATTGTGTCAACGCTCTTGACCGGGCATTGTCCGTCAGGAAATAAGTGCACTCTGTCGGAAAGTTCTCTGGCCCATGCTGAGAAATTGTAGCTCCCATCTTTTTTCAAGCACTTTTCATTGAAAATATCAGAACTTGTTTCTTTGAATTTTATTGCTGCACTTAAAATTAATAGTTCATTTCGTGCATGTTTTTCTTTTGCACTTTCTGAGCGTTTATTAATACTATTTTTTGAATCAGAGTCTAAATCAGGTCGTTCAATATCATTGAGCATTGGCAGCTTATCGAAATCAAGGCCGCTTTCCATAAGCCGTTTAATATCATAATTAGTAACCCATAAATCATCATACCCGGCTTCAAACTCATAAGGGTCGAAATTAAACCTCTTGCCATTAGACTGATCGATAAAGGGTTGGGCTGGCAGAATCTGAATTACTGGAGTTTCACCGCCCGTGAGGCACGGGAAAAATCCGGGGAAAAAATCCTTCACAGGTAAAGATGACTCAAACTGATCGGGCATTACCCGCCACAGACCTAATGCAAAGCCATATCCGACAAGGAACCCTTTACTTTCTTGTTCCGTAAAGATGTCTGAACCAGATAATAGTTTATCAGGTTCAAAATAACGGCCATTAGTAAATTCAATAAAAGAGTGATTCGTTATCGCGCGGGTTTGCCCTGACATAGAATTAAAAGTACGAGGAAAGTATAGTGATGAATACCAATCCTTTACATCACTAAAATCTTCACGAAGAAGGATTCGGCAGTGAAACCTTTTCAGCATCATGCTTATTTCGATTTTATTTTCAATAGCAAGGTTGATCAAATCTGACGGTTCAACCCCCAGAAATGATGCACCTCTGGACAATCTACAATATGAAAATGGAATCTTTATTTCTTTTTCTGCCATAACGCTACCCTCAACGCCCCTAATTAACTTGCGAGCCAGGCGGGTAGGGTTTCCCGCTTTTCGGTTGGCCGACCTAGACTCGCAAGACCAGTTTAATCTCTATTCGCTACAGTTAACAGAACCACATTTTGATGATTACCCGCAAGAAGTTCTAAGCGATCATACCACTTATTCAGCGCGTCCAGTTTCTCCGGCAGATACAGACTACGGTTATAAATCGCCATAACCCCTGGCATTGAGTGGCCCAGCAACTGTTCAACAACGTGCGGAGCTATACCCATATTATTCATATGCGTTGCAAGCGTTCGCCGTAGATCATGCAATGTCCAGGGTTCAGAATGCCTCAGTTTTTTATAAACACTACGGCCCCACTGGCTAACCGCTTCGCTATTCTTCACAGCCCCAAGAAGGTAGCCGGATGATTTTGTTTCATCGTGGAGCATTTCAATAAATGAACGCATCGCCTCTGGAACTGGACGCACAATCTTTTCACCGCCTTTACTATGCGCTTTTGGTACTGTCCACACCCATGCCTCCATATCCCATTCGGCCCACTCTGACAATCTGGCCTCCTGGGTGCGGCAACCAAACAAAGTGGTGATCCTGAGCAAGTTTGTGTAGTAAGGCAGAAAAGTATCGCCGGACGATATAGCAGCCCATAATCCCCCAACCTCTTTATCTTTCAGTACCCGATCTTTTTTCGCCTGCTTTTTACCAACATCGGGAATACTCAAATCTTCAAGGGCGGTACTGACGGCGTAACGGCGAACGCGGCAGAATTTCAGAGCCTGCTTACACATCTGAAATACATAACCCGCAGCAACTGGCGTTTTCTTTTTCATCCTGTCAAAGCAGTCAAGCCAGTATCGGGTTTCGCAGTCAGCGAGCGCCATTTTTCCAATGTAAGGGTAAATATGCTTGCGTAGCTCCGCTTTATGCCGCTCAACGTTCGCACGGTTTTCTTCCGCATATTCGCGTATCCAGTATTCGATAGCTTCCTGCACCGTGACTGGTTTAAGCGTTTCCTGAGTAGTTAACGCCAACTGGTGCTTTGGGTCTTTACCAGAGGCCAACCACTGACGACATTTATCACGCGAAGAACGGGCCTCTCTGAGACTCATATCAGGGTAGCGCCCCAGAGTCAGCCGATGCAGCTTCTGCCCGTCGAGTCGGTAAGTAAACACCCAGCTAATGCCACCAGCTTTCGTTACCTTAGCGCTCAACCCGGCACCATCAGCATAAAACTCAATCTTACTGGCCGGGATGCCATGTAATCCCTTTAACTTCCTGTCGCTCAGCTTGTTAAGTTCGCCAGCCAT